CACAAACTATATTTACACAAGCGTAGCTGCGTCAGGTCCTGCTATCTACACAGCTGGGCATTCAGGCATCTACTCAACTATCCAAAAGTATACCCTGAATACCTCAGGTGCTATGCCTACCCTTACACAGGCTTCTGTGGCTGCTGAGATGCCTCCTGGAGAGATTGTTCATAAGATCTTCTACTACCTTGGATATATGATAATTGGAACCAACCGTGGTGTCCGTGTTGCTGCTGTGAATGACCAAGATGGTTCTCTCAGTTATGGTCCTCTTGTTGTAGAAACAAGCCAGCCAGTCTATGACTTTGCTGCTCGTGACAGATTCGTATGGTGTGCTTCAGGAGTTGGAAGCCTTGATGCTGGTCTCATCCGTATTGACTTAGGTCAGACCATTGAGGGTGAAACACTACGCTTTGCTTATGCAAACGATTTACAGTTCACTCAAGCAACCACCCACCACACTACAGCCGTAAACTTTATAGGCACTACTAATCGCCTAGCTTTCTGTACGGCATACTACAATACTGATGGCGCTATCTACTTTGAAGCAGCATCTACCCTACGTTCTACAGGATACATTCAAACTGGTGGTATCCGTTATGGAACTCTAGAACCTAAGAATTACAAGTTCGTTCGTGGACGTGCTGATGTTACTAGCGGTGCTATTGATATTCAGACTGTAGATTCTGCTAACAGCACCTATACAGTCATCTCCTACAACTCCTCTGTAGGCACTCCTGAGGCTGCTACAGGCAGCCCTACAGGGCCACAAGAGTACATCTCCTACAAGTTTACGCTCTCACGTAGCGCAAGCAATACCAGCCTAGGCCCTGTCTTTAAGGGCTATCAATCTAAAGCTCTTCCAGCAACGAAGCGCCAACGCTTGATTCAGTTCCCTGTGTGGTGCTACGACGTGGAAACCGATCGTTATAACGTGCTGACTGGTTATGAAGGCCGTGCGTGGGAGCGTATTCAACTACTAGAAGACATTGAAGCTGCTGGCGACATTATTAACGTACAGGACTTCACTACAGGAGAGCGAGTACAAGCCTTGATTGAACGTATTAACTTTACCCGTGTGACACCTCCATCAAAGCGTTTTGACGGGTTTGGAGGATTGCTCAGCATCACAGTTAGAACGGTCTTATAGTGAGCGCCGTGGACTGGGCTGCGCTGGTCGTAGCAATAATCTCAATCGCAGCATCCTTTGCCGGAATTGTACGCTGGCTTGTTAAGCATTACCTAGCTGAACTCAAGCCTAATGGTGGCTCAAGCATTAAAGACAAAGTAACCAGCTTAGAAGAGAAAGTTGACTTCCTGACTGATCTAGTCAAGGAGATCTTGAAGAAATGAGGGACAATGAAATTAGCGAAGAAACCGAGCGCTGCTGCCGTCGCACTATTACGACAGGCGACTGCTCTTGCTCCGAAAAGACTGAAGGTGAGCGATGGACTACTGCCTTCTGTTGCGCACCAAAAGCAGAGTCCTAACTCAGACCACAACACTGGTCTAGCAGTAGACCTAACCCATGACCCTAAGAACGGGATTGACTGTGCGGTCATCTTCGAGAAACTCAAAGAGGACGAGCGTGTTAAGTATCTTATTTTCCAGGGTAAGATCTGGTCTAAAGAGAAGGCTAAGCAGGGTAACAGAAAGTACGTGGGTTCTAACCCTCACAATAAGCACCTTCATGTTTCTATTAACGATGGTTGCGGTGATGACACTAGCCCTTGGTTCTGGTGGATGAACCAGCCTAAAGTTATCAATCAGGTCAAGGCTGCCCTGCAGCCCCAACCTAAGAAAAAAGTGGTACTCTCTGCACCAGTAGCAGTGTGTAACTGCTGCCCTGTACATACCAAACGAAAGGCAATCTAGATGGAGCAATTCAAACAAGTAGCGCTAACTTGGTTCCGTGCTGCTGCAGCTTCTGCTGTGGCTCTATACCTTGCTGGTCAAACAGATCTCAAGGTTCTTGGAACAGCAGCCCTCACAGGCTTCCTCGGTCCAGTCCTCAAGTGGCTTGACCCTTCAGCATCCGAGTTCGGACGCGGCTCTAACTAATACCCCTTAAACGGCTTCTAAGGCCGTTTTAAGACACTAAGACCCCCAACCTAAGGTAATCCCTTGGGAAGGGGGTCTTTTTTTGCATTTGCGGACTTGACCGATTGTGCTATCTTTCGGGTGCGGGAAACCGTGGGGCAGAAACTTCAGATGAAGGGGCGACGGCATAAGCCTGAACCAACCAGCCTCCCTGACTCACCATAAAAATTTATGGGGGGAGGGGGGGCATTTCTTAGAATCTGGGGCTCGGGCATATTGAAAGGAGGCACGGAGTGCCGACGTATGATTACGAATGTCGCTCGTGTGGCGATAACCAAGAGATTAATCTTCCAATAGATTACAAAGAGGAGATACGATGCGGTCATTGTGGAAACGTTTTATTCAAAGTATTTTCGGCAAATCCGATCCACTTCAAGGGGACGGGCTGGGCTGGGAAGAACTAGACGAATGTCATTACTGTGATTCGACTTGCGTGGACTGTCCCTACTGGGATAGTCTTTGGGAATGAGCAAATTACCTAAACATATCTCCTATTCCTCCTTCAATACTTGGCAGGAATGTGGATGGAAGTACTATCTAACTAAAGTAGAGCAGGTCCCTGAGAAGCACGCTGTGTGGTTCACAGGTGGTACTGCTGTACATACTGCTACCGAACGCTATGATAAGACCGATTTCGGTAACACCAACAACATAGATGAACTATGGAATGAAGTTTGGCATAACCAAATCAAAGAAGATGAAGCCCTCCATGGTGACATGAATACCTGGGAGTACCGCGGTAGAGAAGATATCTCTTGGTGGTATGGCGAAGGTATGTGGATGCTTGACCGTTGGGTTGACTTTATGCACCCATCTAAGGGCTGGTCTGTATACGAAGATTTCATCGAGAAAGAGTACGAGATACCTGTTGGCGAGACCGTGGTCAAGCTTGCCATCGATCGCGTGCTCACTGATTTCGACGGGAATCGTGTGCTCGTCGACATCAAGACTGGTGCGTCATCTCAGAGGCATCCATTGCAACTTGCTGTCTATGCGTGGGCTCTGGACAAGCAAGGTGTTTCTGTCGACAAGGCAGGTTTTTGGGATGCACGCACTGGTCACATATCATTGTGGAACATAGAACACCTCAGTCCTGAACGTATTGAGGAGATGTTCCTTGGTTTTGACAAGGCTAGGAAGTCTGACATATTCTTGCCTAACCTGAATAGTTGTGGCAGATGTGGACTAATCTCTCACTGTAAATGGCTTAATGGTAACCAAACAAGAAAGGACGGCAAATGACCGTATCGAAATATCAGGTAAGTAGCAAACTTCCTGATGGTCGCATCTTCGTCATAGGCGGAGATAACTATGCTGAGTTCAAGGCTAACCTTGACGCAGCACTCGGTAGCGTGGATGCAGAAGGACTGCTCACCACAATGGCTACCTCGCTGGTTGGTGCTCCCACCAACATCGCACAGGCAGTAGCAAACCTAGCACCACTAGGTGTAACTCCTGCTCCTGCTCAAACCTTCACACCATCTACCGCACCTGTTGGTAGAACCTGTAAGCACGGGCCTATGCAGACTCGTACTGGAACAGGCGCTAAGGGGCCTTGGAAGGCATACATGTGTCCTTCCCCTAAGGGAACACCTGATCAATGCGATCCACAATGGATTCGCAGGAATGACCCTGAATGGAGTTCGTTCTAAACTATGAGAACACTTGCTCGTGCTGTTGGTAGCAAAGATATTGGCGGTGAGCCGTTACCTACGGTTTTCCGTACCTTTGATACTAACAAGGTAGTCATACGCCGAGCAGAAGTCTCCATGATTGCTGGCACTCCTGGTGTTGGTAAATCAACTCTTGCACTAGCGATAGCGTTGAGATCAAAAGTCCCAACGCTATACGTTAGCGCGGATACTAATGCTCACACAATGGCTATGCGTTTGCTGTCGATGATTACTGGACGTAATCAGACTGAAGCAGAACAGATGCTCATTGAAGATGTCGATAACTCACGAAAGATTATCAACGAACAATCAGGACATATCTTTTGGTCCTTTGATTCAGCCCCTACTTTGGCTGATTTAGATAACGAAGTATTGGCATTCGAGGAGTTGTGGGGATGCTCTCCTACACTCATCGTTGTCGATAACTTGATGGATGTTGCCAACGATTCAGGAGAAGAGTTTGCTGGCATGCGTTCTACTATCAAGGAACTCAAATATCTAGCCCGTGACACCAATGCTGCGGTGCTAGTGCTACACCACACGAAAGAGTCTTATCCTGGAAATCCGTGCCAGCCACGCTCTGCTCTGCAGGGAATGGTTGCTCAGCTTCCAGCTTTGATTCTGACTGTGGGTTCAAACGCTCCAGGATT